CGTAGCCGGCTTGAACAGCGCTCTTGGTGAGCGCAGCCGACATCAGGTTCAACGCCTGGGCAACCTCATTGAGGTTGGCCGAGGGAATGGCCTGAGGCATGGTGATGGTCGCTGTCAACACGACCCTGTCCTTCGCGCTGTAGAGTGTCGTGGTCGAGTCCTGAATCGCGTAAGGCATGACGATCTCGAAGATCATCTGCCGAGCGGTTTTCGGACCGTTCCACTTGCTCGCCAGCTTGAAGAACGACCGGAGACCCACTGGCAGTCCAGCTGCGGCCCCCGTATCCTGACGCCAAACCGCAGCATCCGTTCCGGACGCTGCGGAAACTTGGTCGTACACGATATCGGTGGTTCCGTCGGCTTTCTTGACGGTGATACTGGCCATGGAAGGCATAAGTTGCTTTCTATCCGCACTTGCGTGCGAGTTCGTCCAAAGTGGACAATTTCAGAAACCTACCTATTTGCGCAAAAACTGAACCAGCAAGCTGATTGCAGTAGCTGCGCGAACCTTAGAAGGTAGGCGAAGAGGTTTGACACTGAAGACAGGTCGCGTGAGAGCGAGGGTCCGTCTCACATACAATCCATTGGCAGAGTAGCTGCGTGGGGGAGTTGGCGGGTTGGTCTGGAAACCAGGCCGCACCACACAAGTCCCCGCATTATTCGCAGTTACGATCACTGTGGAGTATGTGTTATCAAGAGTCATGCCAGCGAAGTCAGAGTACGATCTAAGTACGTCTCCAACACTCGCAAACCAGTCTACCACGAAAGAAAACGGGATAACCTCCCAAACAAGAACAGCAGGGTTGAGAAGCCCATACTGCTCTAAGCTGTGAAGGGTATCATTCTGGATAGCTTTGACGAAACCACCTTGTTTGTGCCGAACCTTAATAAGTGTAGTACTGCGTTGCAGTATTGCACCCGTTGGGGTCGGAGCATACACGATGGTGTGCTCAGTTTTTCCAGTTCCTTTCATGCTGGCAAACTTTTTCACGGGATTGTGAAGTATCTCCATTGAATCGAACACGTCTTGGATCAGAGGCTGCCAACCAAAGTGGAACTCCAACCAATTGTTCGCAAGGGTCTTGTGCGGTGAAACTCCCCGAGGGACAGTTTCAATCCGAGAAAACCCAAAACGAGCATGTTGGTGAACCACCCTAGCTGGCTGCGCATCTGCCAAAACACGTGCCGCTCCAATGAAGTCAAACTTACGCAATTTTCGTGTGAAGTTGACCAGTGTACCTGCGCGCTTCGCTATCATGTCAAGTGATTGGCGATACTCGACAAAATCGACACCGAGAGCTGCATTCGTCGCTGTCTGATCCCGAAAACGCTCGTAGCTAATATTAGCTGCTTGCGCCTCGAGGTCAGGAAACGTTGAACACAGACCGGCAATCTGGGAAGCGTCGTACTCCGGGCTACCTGCACCCGTAAAGATCGAACCGCCAGCAGAACTCACGCCTTCTTGGAGGTAAAATGGACATGGAAGATTAAAGGGGGCCTTTTGGACCGTCCTCTGTCTCCTACGCCACCATACTCTCCAAGACGCAGAGTCCTGCCACTCGGTCGTCTGGGCATAGGTTGTACGGGGTAACATGGAAGGTACATCCTTTCGATTGACGCTAGGTAAGGAGCCTAGGTACCGTCCTTTCAACGGATCGTCAACCTAGGGACAGCGGCACTCACGCAGGGTTTCCCTGCTGCCGCAGATAACAATCCTCATTCTCGAGAAGCCGTTATACCTCCCCAGTAATAAACAGGAGGCCTTTACCCGTGTTAAGGTTAAAGGCACTGTAACTACGGAGAGGGGCACCGTCCTTAAGCGACCTGCTTTCTTGAGCAGCATTTCTTAAGAACAGCCGGAGGCCATTTAACATGCGATAGTCACTCGGGGCAAGAACGCCCGAGAGTCTCTCACGTGCCAAACGCCTGTCCATCATTACCATGTCAAAGACAAGGTCGTAATGGGTAGGACTCAACTCAAGGAGTTAAACCAGTCGAGACGAAATTTCACCGGGGAAGGATTGAGGTCCTTCCACGTGAAAAATCGAATCGCTGTCGAGCATGTGAGAGAAATAACGCATGAT